ATCGAAATGATCGCAAGAATGCCCAACAGCATTCTCGACGACCTATCATTCACTCCATTACCGGCAAGACCGCGCTAAGCGTAGTTCCCATCGGTTCCGCGCGACGCCTTGCGCCATTCCTGCGCTAGCCTTCCGTTCCGAGCGCGCTTCCATTTGATGCGCTCTTTCGCGCACCACCCCCACACGACATGCGTCGACACGCCGAGCAGTCGCGCGACCTCGGGCAATGACGCAATGCCGTCTGACAGCATGCGAAGCGCTGCCGCTCGTGTTCGAGGATCGGTGGAGGGCTTGGACACTTTACGGAACCGTAATTACACAACTGTAACAGTCAAGAACAATCGTATTCGCCTCAACCGCGTTATACATCGATGAAATGGGCATAACTCACAAGGTGCGTTGCAGCCCTCAAAATAAATCGCCCATTCTCCGCACATGCCACACGCGCGCGTTCCTTACTTCCGAAGGAAGTAGGTAAGCGAGCGAATAGCGAGCGCAGCAGTTCAAACAAGTGACGGAATGAACGTGCAGACCACCGAACTCGCAGCCTCCACTCATCAACCGCTCGTCTCAAAGCGAAATCAGGAAGCCGCGAGCACGCCGAGCGGCGTCGTTCGCGGCCGGTTGAAGCGAGCCCTCGACGCGATGGTCTGGGAGGGACTTGAGTGGAATGAAGCCGCCGCGAAAGTCAATTTCACCACCGCCGCAATGCGCAAAGCTCTTCAACGAGCAAGTACACTCGCTTATCTAAAAGCGGAGCGGGAGGTGTTGCGTGCCAGCGTCTCAGCGAAGAACATTCATCGCCTCGCTCAAATTCGCGACGCCGCCGACAACATGCCGGCAGTGAATGCGATCAAGGCGCTGGAGCAGATCGGCGAACAGGAGGCGAGCTCGCCCGCATCGCAGCGCGTCCCCGGCTTCATCATTCAGGTGATTACACAAAACCCCGGAGCGAACCCCGGAAGCGATGTGAAAATCGCCCAAATGATTGAGGGAGAAGCGAAAGAGGAATGCGAGCCTTAGTGCGGATGACTAGGATGCGCGCTGAAACCGTGATGATCGGCAGCGAATCGGACTCGATCCTCGGCGGCCAGCCTGGCTGCGGTGACCGTCTTCCGTCTGCCGCGCGATTCGCCGGACGAAAGCTCGTTCGCGGCCGGGTGGGGGAAAATTGCAACTCGCGGCCGTCGCTGGAATCCCCCCCACGCACTTTCCCTCCAATCCATCGGGCCGGTTTGGATTTTTTAGAGGCTGAAAATTTTCGAGGTTGAGAAATGCTGACCGTGTTCGAGCGCATTCCCGATCTGTTTGTGCAGATGTACGACGCGCAGTTTCAGGCGTGGGCGCGTGAATTCAAGGCGCGCGGGCCGAAGCAGGCGATCAGGTTTGGGCGGCCGAAGGGTGCGCCGGTGCTTTTGGATGGCGAAGGGCGCGCGATAGAGGCGGGTGCGTGGCTTGTGGCCGAAGTGGACCGCTCCGGCGCATCGGTTCGGGTTATCATCCGGCCGGCGACCGAGCATGATCAGGAGTTGATCGCGCGGCATACGCGCGAAATGCAGCCGCATTTTCTGAACTAGGAGGCCGTCATGCCGCTCACGGGTAAGGGCAAGAAGATCCTCGCCAGCATGCGCAAGGAGTACGGCAAGAAGAAGGGCACCTCGGTATTCTACGCATCGGTCAACAAGGGCCGGATCAAGGGCGCGGAAGGGCGGCGCGGGAAAAAATGACCGCCTCGAATGTCATCCCGTTTCCTTCCTGGATGGCCGAGACCGAGCTGAGGTTTCGCGCGTTCGGCGATGGCGTGACGGGGAAGGTGATCGTGCTGCCCGTCGTGCGAATCGAGCGCGAGGCGAAAACGCCGCCGCGCAAAATCCGCATCGAGGAGCCGGCATGAGCGCCGAAGTCGTCGTCATGCCGGGTGTATCGAAACCGTCGGTGCCGGCGCACGAACAGGTGGTGCCGGGCGTGGCCGATATCGCGCGTCATATCCACGCGGAGGCGGAACAGGGACGGGTGCGCGCGATCGCGGTGGCCTATGTCGACGACAACGGGCTGCTCGGTACGCTTATGGACTTTACAGCGCCGGAGCAGCGCCGCAACGATCTGATCGCGGCAGTCGTGCTGATGCAGAACGATTTGTTGCAGGCGGTGCGCGAGCATAGCGGCCACATCCCGGTCACGAAGGCATGAACGAATCGGGCATCGCGACCTTCCAGCTCGTCGCCGGGACGAAAGTCTGCGATTTCGTGCTGTCGAACAACGAAGTCGATTTCATCCAGGGCGATCTCGGCTCGGGCAAAACGCGCGGGATGTGCGCCCGCATCATGCGGCACGCGCAGCAGCAGCGCGTCTCGAAAATCTCCGGCCTGCGGCTTTCGCGCTGGGCGATGGTCAGGAACAGCTATCCCGACCTGAAACGTACGACGATCCGCACCTGGCTCGAAATGTTCCCCGAGCATGTCTATGGCAAGCTGAACTGGGGCCAGCCGCCCTATCACCGCATCCGCTTTGCGGACGTGCTGCTGGAGGTCGACTTTCTCGCGCTCGACAAGCCCGAGGACGTGCGCAAATTGCGGTCCGGCGAATACACCGGCATTGCCAACAACGAATTGCCGTTTATCCCGAAGGACATTTTCGACGAGGAAACCTCGCGCCTGCGCTATCCCGGCGAGGAGCACGGCGGCTCGGAGTGGCACGGCGTCATTTCCGACGGCAACGCGCCCGACGAGGATCACTGGTTCGCGATCATGTCGGGCCAGGTGCCGCTTCCGGAAAACCTCTCCGAGGAGGAAAAGGCCGAATACAAGTGGCCGGCGAACTGGAAGCTGTTCATGCAGCCGCCCGCGATGCTGGAAAAGCGGAACGCGCAGGGCGCGGTGATCGGCTACGAGGTCAACCCGCATGCCGAAAACCTGCACAACCTGCCGCCGAACTATTACGAGAAGATGATCGTCGGAAAATCGAAGGCGTGGATCGATTCCCGCTGCCGCAACACGGTTGCGCTGGTGGTCGAAGGCTCGCCCGTCTGGCCGATGTTCCGGCGCGAGGCGCATGTGGCGGCCGAGGCGCTGCGTCCGGTCGAGGGCCACGAGGTCGTCGTCGGCATGGATTTCGGCCGCCAGCCGGCGGCGGTCTTCATGCAGCCGGTCAACAACCGCGTGCTGGTGCAATACGAATTGCTCGGCAAGAACGAGGGCTCCGACATCTTCGCGCCGAAGGTGAAGCGGTTTCTCACCGAGCACTATCCCGGCTTCCGGGTGCGCTTCTACGGCGATCCGAAAGGGCAGGACAAGGGACAGGCGGTCGAGCGCACGAGCTACGACATTTTCGCGGCGCACGGCATGAAGGTGCTGCCCGCGCCGGTGCGCCAGAACAACATCGAAATGCGCGTCGAAACCGTCTCGCATCTGATGAACGAGATGCACGACGGCCGGCCGCGGCTCGCGATTTCGCCGCTCTGCCGGACGCTGATCGTCGCCTGCGCCGGCCGCTACCACTTGGAGCGCGAGGAGGACGGCGTGTTGCGGCCGAAGAAGGATCGCTATTCCAACCCGGCCGATGCCTTCCAGTACGGCTGCCTCGGATTGGGCGAGGGCCGCCGCCTGATCGGGCTGGACGCCGGCCACGCGCCGCGGGCGGCGCGCGTCTACACGGGCCGGAAAACCATGCGGAGGATCGTGGCATGAAACGCGAATACGGGCAGGTGCAGGACGATTTCGGGAGATTGCGCGACAAGATGCGGCGGCATTTCCAGAAGAACGTGGTCGACGATTTCTTCCGCAAGCCGCATGCCGAATTGGAGGGAAAAAGTCCGGCGCGCGCGGTGCATGCCGGACAGACGGCGAAGGTGGAAGCGATCATCGAGCGAATGACGCCGCGCTGATGGATCCCTGCGACAAGGCGATCCTGCCGGAAATCTGGACGCTCGTGTTCCACACCAGGGCGCGTCGCCGGTGGGTTTCGCTGCTTGCCGCAGGGCGCTTCAAGCATGTCTCCGCCTTCGCGTGGATTCCCGACACGAAACAGTGGCTGGTGTTCGAATGGAAGCTCGCGGGCTTCGAGGTCGTATTGATGCCGGACGGCGAGACGGCGCGCGCCGTGTTGCGCGAGATCGTGCGCGGCAACGCGACGATGCGGATGCGGGTTCTGCCGGACGAAAACTATTGCGCGATCATCCCCCGCTTCTACTGCACCGGCGCGATCGCGCATCTCCTGCGGCTGCCGCGCGGTGCGTTGCGGCCCGATTCCCTGTGGCGATTATGCCTCCAGCACGGAGGCGAGATCATTCAGGATGGCCGATCCGGTCAGTGACACGCTCATCGCCAGCACCATATTCGCCGGCGGAACGGACGCCGCCGCGGCGGGCGGCTTGGGCGCGCTCGCGGGGGGCGCGGCGGCGGCGGGTGCCGCGGGTGCGGGAGTTGGACTGAGCTCGCTGCTCGCCCCCGCGCTCGTCGCCGGCACGGTCGGCGCCTCCGCCATGATCGGGCAGAAACCGAAGCCCGATCCGAATCTCACGGAAGCGCAGCAGCGCGCGCTGCAGGACAATATCGACGCCTTGCAAGTGCAGATGCAGGGCGACACGGCCTCGCTGCTCGCGCGCTACGGCCAGCGCGTGGCGATGGCGAACGCGCAGGGGACGGCCGCGCCCGCCGCCATGGCGCGCTGATGGCCGAGTTGAAAAAGAAGGAAGCGCAGCCTGCGAACGATCTGGAGCGCGACGCGATCGCGCGGCTTTCCGCCGCCCGCGAGTGGAAGCAATACTGGCTGCTCGATTTCAAGGAGGCGTATTTCTTCTCGGCGCCGCACCGCCAGCGGCAGATCAGCTCGGAAACCTACCCGCCGCGCCAGCGGCAACTCGACGCGCCGGAACTGAACACCGATCAGGCGTTCCTCTTGTGCGGCGATTTCGTCACGGAGCTCACCAACGCCTACATGCCGGAAGCGCAGCGCTGGGTCGAACGCGGCCCCGGCATGGACCTGCCGAAGGAGGTCTGGGACAGCGCCAAGGTCAACTGGCAGGGAAAAATCCTGCCGCTCAAGGAAGTCGTGCGCGGCGACGACGCGAAGATTTTCGACGCGATCAAGGCCTCGAATTTCTATTCCGAGATTCCGAAGGCGTTCAATCCCGACATCGCGATCGGCACCTGCGGGCTATGGATCGACCGGCCCGTGCCGTCGAAGCCGATCCAGGCGCTCGCCGTTCCGCTGCGCGAGCTTGAAGTCAATCTCGGGCCGGACGGCGAGATCGACGACCGTTTCGTCGTGCAGTTCAAGCGGAACAGCTATGTGCGCGGGTTTCTCGGCGAGGACATCTGGAACAAAATCGCCAAGGACGTGCGCGACGCGATCGAGGCGAAGCCGGGCGACCGCACCGAGATCGTCAAGGGCTTCTGGCGGAAATGGGACAGGACGCACGACGAATGCTGGCAGCATGTCGTGCTGGTGAAATCGAAGCTCGTGCACGAGGCCGAGCTGGAAGGGGAGGGAAGCTGTCCGCTCCTCGTCCCGCGTTTCGACCCGTCGGCCGACTGGCCGTGGGGCATCGGCCCGATGATCAAGGGCCTGCCGACGTTCCGGCAGATCGACGAGCTGGAACGCCAGCGCATGGAGCATGGCGAACTCGCGCTGACGCCGCCGACGACCTACCCGGACGACAGCTTCACCGAGATCGAGCAGGGGCTGGAGCCCGGCATGGCCTATCCGATCCGGCCCGGCACCGAGAGCGCGGTGAAGAAAATCTACGACGTGCCGGAAGGCAAGGCGGCCGAGTATCAGTACGCAGAGAAGCTGAAAAATCTCCGCAAGCTGTTCTTCGTCGATTATCCCGAGCAGACCGGCGACACGCCGCCGACGCTCGGGCAGTGGCTCGACGAACTCGCACGCGCGCAGCGCCGCATCGGCACGCCCGGCATGTCGTTCTGGCGCGAGGGGCCGTGCAAGATTTTCCTGCGTTACAAGTTTTTGCTGGAGCGCGCGGGCAGCATTTTCCCGGTGCAGGTGGACGGCCGCGCGATGGCGGCGACGCCCTACAATCCGGCGCAGCGCGCCGCCGAGCAGCAGGAGATCGCGACCGCCACGCAATGCGCGCAAATTCTCGCGCAGATGTTCCCCGAGGAATGGAAAATGGCGATCGACGGCACCAAGACGATGCAGGCCTTCGTCGAGAAGATGCGCACGAGCGGGCTGTTGAAGTTTCGCGACCCGAACGGCGTCGCGCAGGTGCTGCAGCGAATCGCGCAGATTTCCGGCGGAACGGCGCCGGGCGCGACTCCGCCCGCGCAAGCGGGAGCGCCGGCCGCCGCATGACCGCCGAGGACGATATCCGCAAGGCCATCGCGAGCATCGCGCGCTCGCCCGAGGGCGCGGAGCTTTATCTCTATCTGCAGCGCGAACTGATGAGCCTCCCGCCGTCGGCCGAGGCGAGTGCGTTGCAGGAGCATACGGGCCACCGCAAGTTCGCCGCGAAATTGATGGCGCTCATGCGCGAGGGGATCGAGAGTGGCGGAACAAGCGGCAGCGGCAACTACACCGACGAACGGAGGCCCGTCAGCCTCCCCCGCCGCGAGCCCGTCGCAACCCGCCGCCGCGGCTCAGCCCGCGAATGGCTCGCAGCCAACGACCCCGAGCTCACAGGTAAGCCCGCAGAACCAGAGCCCGGCGAAACCCCGGCCTGACTGGGTGCCGGAGAGTTTCTTCGACGCCGAAAAGGGCGAGGTCAAAGGCGCGGACTTCCGCAAGCAGTTCGACGAGCTCATGGCCTTCAAGGCGGCCGACGACGTGCGCCGCGCCTCGGTTCCGGCCGAGGACGCCTACAGGCTGGAACTGCCGAAGGACTTCAAGCTGCCCGAGGGCATGGGCGAGTGGAAGTGGAACGAGAACGATCCCGTGCTGAAAACCGCGCGCACCGTCGCGAACAAGCTCGGCATCGACCAGAACGGATTTTCCGAACTTTTGAGCCTGCATGTGGCCGCCCGCGTGGGCGAGGCGCAGGCGATCAAGAACGCCTTCGACGCCGAACTGAAAAAGCTCGGCCCGAGCGCGACCGCCCGCGTGACCGCGGTGCAGACCTGGCTCAAGGCCATGGGCGGCGAAAAGTTCGACGCCTTGAACCGCGTGCTCACGCTCGCGCCGGTCGCGGGCACGGTCGAGGCGCTGGAGGATCTGATCAAGAAATTCACGTCGCAGGGCGGCACGGGATTCTCGCAGTCCGGCCGCGACGGCGGCTCGCCCGACAAGGTGAGCGACGAACAGTGGAGCAAGATGAGTTTCAGCGAGCGGCTCGCTTACGCCGACAAGCACAAATCGAAGGCTGCCTGACGAAGGGGACTGACCAATGGCTTCCAACCTGATTACCGTCGCCGAATACGCGAAGTCCTTCGCCAAGGAAGATATCCGGCGCCCGATCATCGAAATGTTCGCCCGCTCGACGGACGTGTACGACGATCTTCCGTTCGAGGGGCTGAAAGGCTCGGTGTTCCAGTATTACCGGCAGGCGGTGCTGCCGACGCCGGGCTTCCGCGCCATCAACGAGGGCTCGACCTCCGGGCACGGCACGATCACGCCGCTGCAGGAATCGACCGCGATCATCGATCACGACATCGACGTGGATCGCGCGATCATCGACCGCCACGGCCCCGAGCGCCGCGATTACGAGACGCAGATGGGCCTCACCGGCTTCGGCCAGCTCTGGGCGACGACCTTCGTCAAGGGCGATCAGTCGTCCAATCCGCGCGTGTTCAACGGCCTGCAAATCCGCGCCGCGAAATACGCGCGCACCGACCACAACTCGGGCGCATCGGGGGGCGCCGCGCTATCGCTCGCGAATTTGGATGCCACCATCAACAAGGTGAACGGCGCGACCCACATCATCGCGCCCTACGCCTCGCGCCCGCTGTGGATCGCGGCGGCGCGCAATTCGACGCTCACGGGCTTCGTCATCCAGAGCTTCGGCGACGGCGGCGAGGAAGGCGTCGGCGGCCTCAAGATGCGCTACGCCGGGCTCAAGTTCCTGTGGGGCTATCCGTTCGACGACCATCCGCCGATGCTCGACTTCAATGAAGTCGGCTCGGGCGGCGGCTCGGCGGTCACGGCCTCGCTCTACGTCGTCGCCATGGGCGAGGGCAAGCTGCGCGGCATCCAGGTGCGCCCGATGGAAGTGAACGACATCGGCCTCCTGCAGGACGGCAAGACCTACCGCACGCATCTCGCGTGGGACTGCGGCCTCGTCGACGAGCACAAATACTGCATCCGGCGCCTCGACAGCTGGACCAACGCCGCGATCGTGGCGTGACGGAATTCGCGAGGCGGGGCGTTCCCGCCTTGCAGTGGGAAACAAGGGAGCACGCCGATGGGCGACCGCAGCTACAGTTTTGACGCCAATCTTCTTCTGGCCGACGGCGCGGCCGCGCAGACCGCGAGCGGTTACGCCCAGGTGGGCGGGGCCGACGGAATTCTCGATCTCGGCGGCAACCAGGGCGTGACGCCGAAGCAGCAGGCGCGCATCGACGCGGTGCTGGTGGGCATGATCTCGGCGATCGACATTTCGTCGGGCAACGAGACCTACAAGCTGAAGATGCTCGGCTGCAACGCCGCGAACTTCGCGGCGAACGTGCAGTGCCTCGCCTCGCTCGAACTCGGCAAGGGCGCCTCGCTTGTCCCGGCCACGCAGGTAGACGCGGCGCCCGGCATGTTCGAACTGCCGTTCTCGACCGAGCAGTTCAACACGAAATACGAATACGTGAAGCTCTATCTCGAGCTCGGCGGCACCTCGCCATCGATCCAGCTGCAGGCCTATGTCGCGGTCCTGCCGGAACCCTGAACGTAACGGCGCAAGGCGAGGAATCTTATGATCCGGCAGCAGGACATCAAGCGAAACGGCAAGGTCGACCTCTGGGACGTGAAGGTCGAGGGCGGCCCGGCGCAGGTCGAGATGTGGCCGGTCGACGCCAAGCACGCCCTCAAGGCCGATCCCGAACGCTATTGCCTCAAGCTTCCGAAAGGCACGAAGCCCGGCCCCGCGCACGACGCGGCGCTGGAGCGGCTGGCCGAGGAAGCGGGCGAGGAGAACGCGGCGCGCGATTCCGATCCCGTCTACGGGCGCGGACGCGGGGCCGCCTAGGAGATTACGATGCGCCGCTTCAAGCTTCTTGCCGCCGCCCTTCTTGCCCTCGGGCTCATGGCGCTGCCCGCGCCGTCCTTTGCCGCGCAGCAGTACATGTGCCGTCCGGCCGCGCCCGGCACGGCGGCGGGCCCCGCGCGCTGGACCGCGCCCGGCTCCGGCACCGTCTACAATCTCGATCTCGCGGGCTGCGCCAATATCGCGGCGGCCGATTTCGCCGACGCGGCGGCGGGCGGCCTCGTGCAGGTCGGTTTCCTCCGCACGCTCGTCTACACGACCGGCGTCCTCACCGGCACGACCGACGTGGTGCCGTTCTCGCTTCCGGCCGGTGCCTATATCCAGCAGATCATTTACGCAAATACGACGGCGAACGCGATCACCGGCGGCATCACCGTCGGCACCACGGCGAACGGCACGGACGTTGCCACGGCCACGACCTGCGGGGCGAACTGCCTTGCCGCCGCGACCGACGCGCAGCTTGCCAAGCGCGCGCTGTCCGCGACCGACGCGACGCCTCTGCATTTCGCGGCGGCGACCGCGTGGAATAACGCGAACGTCACGATCACCCTGATCTACGGCTTCTTCTGAGCGGGCCAGACCTCCTTGGCTTCTCCCTGACTTGGCGCCGGGCAATCGTCCCGGCGCTTCTGTTTCCGGTGCGTTGCTGCTTCCCGGCCGCCGCCGCACGGTGACGCATGTTCGAATGGCCCGTCGACAAACTCAGTCTCATCAACCGCGCGCTGGCCCAAACCGGCGAGAACACGGTCAACCAGGCCGACGACGGCTCCGACGAATGGAACACCTGCTCGCCCGCCTATGAAACCGCGCTCGGCGTGATGATGGAGGATCACGGCTGGTCGTTCGCGACCGACGTGCGCACGATCCCGCCCGCCGTCAGCCCGCCGAGCGACGACCAGTTCGACACCGCCTATCCGCTGCCGGCCGACCTCGTGCATCTGATCTGGGTGCGTGTGAACGACATGCCCTGCGTCTACGATTTGCTCGCCGGGCAGCTTGTCCTGAACGCGCAAGGCGGGCCGCCGCCGCCCGTACCGCCGCAGACGCCCGCGATTGTCACGATCAAGGGCGTCTTTCAAACCAACGCCGATCCTTCGAAAGGCACGCCGCGTTTCGTCGCAGCCCTTGAGGCCTATGTCATCGCCGCGATCTTCGGCGGGCTCAAGAAGCAGTTCGACATGGCGGACAAGAAATACGCGCTCGCCGAGCGGCTGGCGCAGGCCGCCCGCACCCGCCACGACCAGCAGAAGCCGAAGCGCGCGATGTTCAATTCGCGCATCACCGCCTCGCGGCGCATCCGCCGGCCGTGGCCGCCCGTGCCGTCGGGATGGGGCGGGACCGGCGTGCCCGGCTAGCGGGGTGAACGATGCGCCCCAATGTCATCGTCGCGCAGCGCGATTTCTCCGCTGGCCAGATCGACGTTGAATTCAAGCGGAGCGGCGAGGACATCGCCAAGGCGGGCGCCCGCCAGCTTTCCAATGTCCGCATTCTGAATTCGCGGGTGCCGCGCAATCGCCCCGGCCGCAAGGTCATTTTGCTCGGCTATCCGCGCGTCGACGAAGTGAAGATGGCGCCGGGCCTGACTGTGCAGCTCGCGTTCAGCGCGGGCTCGCTCAAGGTGTTCGACCAGAGCGGCACACAGTTGTTCGCGACGGTCGGCCTGCCGTGGACGGACAACAATGTCGGGGGGATTGTCTGGGACATCTACCAGAAGGACATCTATCTCTGCTTTCCCGGCATGCACCCGCAGGTGCTTTCATGGGACGGCGTGTCGGCGTGGAGCATCGCGAATTTCACGGAGCTTACGACCAACGGCAACCAGAAGCGCACTTTTTTCTACCGCATTTCCCCGAAGAGGATCACGCTCACGCCGTCGGCGAACACCGGCAGTATCAGCCTGACATTCTCCGCGAACGTCCTGACCGCGGGCCATGTCGGCACGCGCATCCGCTATGCCAAACGGCAGATTCTGATCACCGCCGTTACCGACGGCCAGAACGGCACCGGCACGGTGGAAGAAACGCTCGTCGGCGCCCAGCGCATCACCATGATCGCCGACCCCTCGCAGGTGTTCTCGATCGACGACGAGGTGGTGGGGCAAAATACCGGCGCGAAGGGCGTCGTGGTCGGCTTCGCGGGCGGCGGCTTCACCATGGACGTGCTGCTTTTGTCCGGCAAGTTCGACGGCAACAACGAGAACGTCGTCGGGCCGAACGGCAACCAGATGAAGAACTCGATTTCGCCGACCGATCTCACGGCGGTGGCGGCGACCGAGTGGGACGAGGAGGTGATGAACGACCTGCGCGGCTGGCCCGCGTCGGTGTTCGTCGACCAGAACCGCCTCGGCTTCTGCAATTTTCCGTCGGTGCCGAACGGCATCGGCTGGTCTGCCATCGGCTCGCCCACGGACATGTATGTCGGCGCGCAGCCGAACTCGGCGATGTTCGAGCTCGTGCCGGGCAAGTCGCAGGTGTTCTTCGTCGTGCCCGGCGCGGAGTCGTCGGAATTCGTGTTCTGCGACAACAAGCTCTACTACATCCCGATCTCGGTCACGAACCCGTTGAAGCCGGGCTCCGTCGCGTTTCAGGAGATTTCGTCGGACGGCTGCGCGAACGTGAAGCCGAAGGGCCTGCAGGAAGTCATCATCTACGCCAACGCGGGGCAGACCTCGATCAAGTCGATCATCGCGCCGGGCGCCTATTACCGCCCGTTCGAGACGCGCGATCTCTCGGAAAGCCACCAGCGGATGTTCAACAACATCCAGGCGATCGCGGCGCCCACCGCCGACGGCACGTTCAACGAGCGCTACATGTACGTGCTGAACGGCGACGGCACCATCGCGGTCGGCAAATACTCGGTGAAGTCGGGCCAGATCGAGGGCATCGTCGGCTGGGTGCCGTGGTCGGGCGGCGGCACGATGAAATGGGTGTCGGCCTTCGCGGCCTCTGTCCTGTTCTGCGGCAGCTACGCGCCGAACGGGATTTCGCCGGTGACGGTGACCGAACGGCTCGACGACACGCTGTATTTGGATGCCGCGCAGTTCGTGAACAGTCCGCCCGCGCCGCTCGCACCGCCGATGGGCAAGGGGCCGTTGTGGTGGATGCCGGGCGGCACGGTCGAGCTGATGGATCAGTCGACGCGGCCAATGGGCACCTACCAGATCGACGCGAACGGCTTCATCGTGCCGCAATTCAACGGCGGCGAGGACTTGACCTCGCCCTCGCTCGTCGCCGGGCAGAAGTGGACGATGACGATCGAGCCGTTCGTGCCGGGCGCCAATCCCGGCCTCGATCAGAACCAGCGGCGGCACAAGCGGCAGATCGCCGGCACGACGGTCTATGTCTACGCATCGAGCGGCTTCGTCGAGCAATCCTTGCGCGACGGACAGCCGAAAACCGAGCGGCGGATTCCCGCGTGGAACGCCGGCGAAGATCCCGCGCTGCCGCCGCCCTTACGCGAGATGGCCTACGAGAAATCCCCGACCGGCAGCGCGCACGATCCGCGCGAGCTTGTCTACAAGGACACGCCCGGCCCGTTCACGCTCCTGGAATATACAATCGAGGTTTCCGTCTGATGGGCGACGCAGCGAAATCGGCATCCAATCTTTCCATGGCGGGCGTCGGCCTTTCCATGGGCAGCCAGCTTTTGAAGGGCATCGGCGGCTTCGAGGCGGACAAGTACCAGTCCGAGCGGCTGGAGCGCGCCGCTGAAATCGGCCGCCTGAAAGCGACGCAGACCAGCGCGCAGATGACCGAGCGGCTGAACACGACGCTCGGCAATATCGACGCGATCCGCGCCGCCGCGCATACCGATCCGACCTCGCCGACGGGCGTCGCGGTGCGCGAGTATCAGGAAAAGCTCGGGGAGCGCGCGCGCGACATCACGGTCGGCAACATCGAGGCGCAGGTCGCGCAGGACGAGGCGGATGCGGCGTATTTCCGGCACGCGGGATCGATCGCGCTTTTGGGCGGCGGCATCGGCGCGGGCGCCGTGGGGCTCAAGGGTTTCGGCCCGGCCATGGTCAACCCGAATTACGGAGTCTGAGGCGTGGTCGATCTTCCGCAGGTCAATACCGGGATCGTGACGGCGGAGACACCGCGCACATCGGTGACGGCGCGCGATATCGCCTCGCCCTATGCGCAACTGGCCGACGCGCTGGACAAGACCGGCGAGGCGCTTTCCGACATCGCCGTACCGCTCGCCGAGCAGGCGGGCTACAAGGCGGTGACACGCGACGCCGCGGGCGACATCCAGGTGGAGCACGCGCCCATCGTCGGGCCCGC